GTAACCGTTCCATCAGATATTGCCGAAAGAGTTACTTTACGCCCACCGCCTGTGCGATCCGCAGGGGCAGAAATACTAATACTTGTTTTGTTACCAAGCGTTTGCGAAGATGTTGCCTCTGCAAATGTTGTGCTTTCTGCGCTAGTAATATCTACACGATTTGCTTCCGTGTCCAAAACCGTTAGCCCGTTATCCAAAACTCTGTCTGCTATACTTGCCATTAGTAACTCCTTATCTTCATTCTGCGACCAGAGCCGCTAGTTTTTGACCGTTCACTTTCCAAATTAATATCATTAATTGCTTTTTGATACAATGCCGCCCATGTAGTTGCGCGAGCGTCTTCTTGCAAATATGGCGCTGAGTGAACTAAAGAGCCATAAAGATAAGCATCAGGAAAATTAGATAAAATCCAATTTGATGTATTTCCAGAATTTAATGTATCTATTTTTTCATAATAAAGCATCTCTAAAGTGTAAGAAGCATCAGGCGTTGGAAACACCTCAATACTACCATCGAGTATAGCAAAGCTTACTGGCCTACCGCTTGTATTAAGGTTTTGCGCCCTTAAATTAGATATTTGAAAAGCGTTAACCATTTCTAAAGTATTGGTATCAGCCGTGTTTAGCGACATACGAATAGGCTCTAAAAAATCAGTAGGCAAAGCTGTGTACTGCGTATCGAGAGAAGCGGTCACACGTTTCTCCATGCGCCAATGTCTAACCTCTCTATTCATTCCAGTTTCAGCAAGTGTAATAAAATCAGGTATTACCGATGTTAAATCATCTCTGTTTAAAAAATCAGCTATACTAGCTTTTAGCTCATCATAAGTCGTTAACGCCATTTAACAATTCCATCTTCTACGAGCAGCTTTGCCACGTTCACCTGTCCAACCTTTAGACCTAGCGCAAAATGACTTCTTACGAGCCTTGTCTTTTGCAGTTAAATTTTTCTTTTTTGTTACCGCCGTTTTAAGCTTTGAACCAGGATTAGCACGCCTATGCGCCGCTACACCCTTTGCCGTCATACCCGCACCCTCTTTTGCAGTGCGGTAATTTCGACCCTTACCCTTGGTCGTTTTGCGTATGGCTTTCTCAGCTTTTCGCGGCATTATTACAACTGCCCTGCGGCCTTCATTCTTTCAAACATTTCGTAAGCTGCGGCTGGATCATTTAATAAACCTCCTTGACCTGGGGTTCTTCTAACCAAATCCATAAATGCATCAAAATCAGGATCGCCGTTTCCTATCATGTTAGGATTGTCAACAACTCGACCGGGAATTACGGGCTGTTTAAAAGCGTCTGACCCAGCAAACATTAAATCTATACCCCTAACTGGCAAACCCATATCCGCTCTTTGACCGCGAGACATAGCATCATACTCTGCCTGGCTTACCTGGCTCATAGCCATACGCATACGCTCACGATTATCTATGTTTTGCTGTGCCTGGATACGACCATCTTGGGTAGGATCAATGTCATTACCATAAGTAGAAACAGGCGGATTTCTGTAACCCGAATCATAACCTTGTGAACGTGGGTCCATATAGTCCATATTCATACTTGCACCACCAAACGGCTCAAGCCCCATACCACGCTCCGCAGCTACACCCGTAATATTCGGTCCTGGACCGCCGAATGGGTCTAACGCACTTGCAGGTTGTGTAAAACTTGCCTCTTGAGCCGCCATTGCATCTCGATTTGCAATACGCTCACTAAAACCGTCTGGCCTAATCCTTGGCCTTGGTATTTCACCTGAAACAGCTTGTTGAATAGGTGAAGTTGTTGGACCACCAAAAGCACGCTCACGCTGTGAGCCATATGGGTTAATACCAATGTTGTTTAGTATCTCACTTAAAGGTCCACCCTTAAAAGTGTCACCGCGAGTATCACGACCACCGCCATCCATAGCATCAATAAAACCTGGAATGTAACGCTTGTTAGCTTCATCAAAGTAACCAAACTTACCATCTGCGTTAGCTTTTGCACGATCCTCCGCAGATGTTCTTTCATATCTAGCCGCGCCTTTGTTTGAACCCAGGCCACCTTTTCTTTCAGAAGCCCTAGCTTGAGCCGCATGAGCGCCCTTAAAAGGGTTAGGCTTGCCAATTATATCAAAATGTCGCTGTACCCTTTCAGCGTGTGTCATCTCAGCCATTACTTCTTACCCTTCTTTTTTCTGCTCAACTTTTTTAAATCTGCACCTGTTATCTTCTTGCGCGGCTTTGCTACCGCAGCTAATTTCTTTTGCTTGGGGCTGTACTTAGCATAAGGCATTACTTTTTCCTACTCTTAGTTTTCTTTAACAAATCAGCATCTGCCTTGCGAGCGCCGCCCTTCCCAGTAACAAAACTGTTAACCCTACCCATAGCCCACGCAGACATCGGAACATTCTTAGAGCCACTTGATAAGTAAGCACCCTGACCACGCCGATATACAGACTGCAACTGACTAGGCGTAAACCTTGTACCTGCTGCTTTGTTGCGTAATGTCGCCTTTACGCTATCGCTTAGAGGTTTTCTTTTGGGCTTGCTTGGCACGACTTTTACTCACTTTCTTTACATCAATAGACAGACCAGCTTTATATTTGCGCTTCGTGTCTAATATCTCTTTCTCCTTGGCGCTCTTGCTTTTCGCACCAGATAAATACTTTGTAGGCACACCAGACTTAGTTTTGGCAACCTTCTTAAACTTTCGCACTACTTCATCCTAGTCTTTGCCTTGCAACGCCCTGCTCTCGCACACTCTTTAGGCGTAGGGCAACCACGACACGGTTTAAACTTTTTATTTTGCATCTTTTAATCTCGCTTTTCTCTTGGCGGTGGCGCTCAAATCGCCAAAATGATACAGTCTTTTGCTGGTCTTACCGTGAGTCTTTCCAGAATGTAACTGACCATTCGGCATTTTATGCATGCCACCCTTATGCTCAGTTCCATCCCTAAAATAATGCTTAACGCCTTTAGCCATTACTTCTTCTTGCCGCCCTTTTTAGGTGGTCTGCCCTTCTTACTTCCGTAAGTACCTTTTCCATGAGGCATAGCTATCTCCTTTTTTTGCAACGTAACACATTATGCAATGCCACGCAAATTACGTTTTATGTTATTTCTCCAACTACTAAATGCGCCAGACAAAGCCGTTGCCGCATCACTCGCCATCGTTAAACAAAGTGCATCAGCTAAATCAGGTGACGCTAATCCACGTTTACGCATCTCATCCTTACTTTCAGCTTTCATTTTGCCACTAGACGTAAAGCTATACCTAATACCCGTCAACTCAGCGACCAACTGATCGTCTTTCGGCAACTTACACGCTCGATCCTCAAGCCAACCCTTCGTCTTAAACCAAAGCTCACTACGCAAATTTAAATAAGTATCGCCCATACTAGGAGCTTCTGCCACATTTACACCACGAACAGGCAAGCCAATCTCTTTTAACCTATCGACCACACCCGAACCTACACCAATACTGTCCACAAGGATCTGTGTAGGTTGACGTGAAGGGGGCAAGCTCTCATATTCCGCTACAACTCGACCAACAGTCTGCATCAAATCTAACCCATTCCACGAACGCATTTCCGTCACAATCGGACCTTGGCGCTTACATAACGCAGTTTTGTCCGTGCCAAAACGCGCCACATCTAAACCCCAGACGCTAGTCGTTTCCTCATCAATCTTAACATCTCTATGCAATGCATTCTCTACCAGGTGAAACGGAATAATCGTATCATCATCTGCAAGAGGGAACTCACCCAATACACGAATGCGAAACGCATTGCTTTCCTCACCATAGCGCAACTTCATCTCATCAATGAACTCCTCGCTAACTAAAGGACTATCCACACAAGACCAACGCCTTGTCCACCAACTAGAAGCTAACCTATTCTGGCTCTCAAAAAACGTACCGCTACTTCGAGTAGGGTTGCTCAACATAATCGTGGTAGCATTATGACCAGACATAGAACCTGCCGCAGCCTCAAATACCTGCTCTGGAACACCACTAGCCTCATCAACAACCAACATAACGTGTTCCGAATGCACACCAGCCAAAGCTTCTGGCGTTTCCGCTCTACTGGTTCTTGCCGAAATAAACATCTCACTAGGCGCAGAAGTATGCTCAACACGATCAGATTTTACATTCAATAACGCCTGAAACGCTTCGGGCAACTCATTTATCCAACGCTTCATCTCAGCAAACAATGCATCAAACAACTGACTAGAAGTCGGCGCAGTCACAACCACCTTATTAGGGTAATGCATCAAGAAGTACCAAAGCATAGCCCAGGATGCGGCCGTTGACTTACCCGTACCATGCCCAGACCTTATGCTAATCTTACGCTCACCAGACGCAATAGCTTCCAAGAACTCCGCTTGGTAATCTAAAGGCTCTACGCCAAGCACCTCTCTCACAAACAATGTAGGTTTCTTGGAGTAGCGTTGAGCAAACTCCAACATCGTGTTCTGCGAAAGATCATTCATGCTCTATAACCTTCACCTTACGCAACGCATCTAAATGCAAATCGCCAATACTAATGTTAATCTGCTGATTTGCCCTGCCGCCATACCGCTCCTGGTTCCAAGCTTGCGCCGCTAAATTGTGCTGACCAACCTTTTGCTTAAGCAAACCCAAATCAACCTGGCTAACATTGGCCTCGCTAATGTCTCGATCCCCATTCAAGGCTTCCACAATCTCACGCTGCCTACGATCACCAACCTCAGATATAGCCTCAAACCCTTCCTCAAAATGTGCATCCGCCGCATCTCGCCTAGCATTATCAACAGCACTCGATAACTCAGGGTTCTTCAATATGATATTCCGAAGCGCACCTTGAGACATATCCATGTCAGACGCCAGGTTGCGTATGGACTTGCCAGACAATATCCACTCACGCAGATATTCACCGCCACCCCTGCGCTCTATCTCAGCTCTTCTCTTTTTCGCCAGTGGCTTGCCCGCCATGCTCGTACCTCATTTTTTTTCACAATTTTAGCATGATATTCTGCAAAAGCAATATAGGGGGGTGGGGGGGG